CCCGGCGGCGGCGGGGTCTGACGTGCAACTCCCGATATTGCAGGGAGTTTGGACCGATGGCGCAGCCGACATGCGCACCGGATATCCTGTCAACCTTCTCGCTGTGGTGTCTGACACCGGACTCTCAAAAGGTTACCTCAGGCCAGCCGACGGCATAGTTCAAGTAGGGACCGGTCCGGGGGTGTGCCGAGGTGGCATTAACTGGAATGGTACCATTTACCGGGTCATGGGCACCAAGCTTGTCTCAATAGCCTCGGGTGGCACCGTTACAATCATCGGGGACGTCGGAGGAGCTGGGCAGGTCTCCATGGATTACGGCTTTGACCGACTGGCCATTGCTTCGGGAAACAGCCTTTACTATTTCAACGGTACAACGCTCACGCAGGTCACAGATGCCAATCTAGGCACGGTACTTGATGTGGTTTGGGCCGACGGGTACTACATGACCACAGATGGCCAGTACCTTGTAGTTACAAATCTGGCAGACCCAATGACGGTGAACCCGCTGAAGTATGGGACCACCGACGTGGACCCAGACCCCATAGTTGCCATCAAGCGCTACAGGGCCGAAATCTACGCCGTTAACCGATATACCATTCAAGTGCTGCAGGATACCGGTGGTTCTCTGTTTCCGTTCTCTGTGGTCCCCGGAGCTGTTGTTACCAAGGGAGCCGTGGGCACCCATGCCGTGTGCATCTTTGCAGATCAGCTGGCCTACGTGGGTTCTGGTCGAGGTGAGGCACCAGGTGTTTACATGGCGCTAGCATCTCAGGTGGCCAAGATCAGCACCCGCGAAATTGACATCTTGTTGAGAGCTCTTACCGATTCACAGTTGTCAAACATCTTGGTCGAGTGCCGTAACGAAAAAGGAAACCGACAGTTGTGGGTGCACCTGCCTGATAGGACAGCAGTTTATGACTTTGAGGCATCTATGGCCGGCGGGTTTCCGGTTTGGTTTTACCTGACCAGCTCCAAAAGCGAGTTTGCTGCTTACAAGGCTCAGAACCTGGTGTGGTGCTACAACACTTGGAACGTGGGAGACATCGCCTCTACCAAGATTGGCACCATGAGCGACCAGCTTTCGTCGCAGTGGGGCGAAAAGGTACGGTGGGAGTTCTCTACACAGATTGTCTACGCCGAGTCTAGGTCGGTGATATTTCACCAGATGGAACTTCACGCATTGACCGGTCGTGTGGCTGTTGGGACCAACCCAAAGATCAGCACCTCTTTTTCAATTGATGGCATTTCGTGGAGTCCGGAGCGTTACATCAGCGCGGGGAAAAATGGTGAGCGTGCCAAGAATCTGGTGTGGTTTAGGCAAGGCTGGATGCGCAACTGGCGAACCCAGCGCTTTCGTGGCGACTCAGATGCTTTCATCTCGATTGCTAGGTTGGAAGCTACCATGGAGGCTCTGGCAAACTGATGGTACAGATCAACCGCATAAAGCTGGTGGAGATATGCCAGGGAGACCAGAACATTGCCCGCAGACTAGAAGATCTGTTTAACCAAGCGTATAGCACCGACATTGGTGCTGTTACGGGAACGTCTCTGGCTGTCACAGGTGCTCTGACCTCGAGCGGGACCTCGGGGATCGGATACGCCACAGGCGCGGGCGGTACCGTGACACAGGTCACCAGTCGGACCACAGGGGTCACGCTGAACAAGGTTACAGGCGCCGTAACTATGGTGTCGGCAGCCGGGTCCACGGCATATCAAAGCTTCAATGTGACCAACTCAACAGTAGCGGTAACCGATACTATTGTGCTCAACCAAGTTTCAGGCACTGACAAGTACATTTTGATGGTGACTAATGTCTCTGCTGGTTCGTTTCAAATTAGTTTTGCGACAACTGGTGGCACCACAACAGAACAGCCGGTGTTCAGGTTTACGGTACTCAAGTCTGTGTCTGCGTGATCGGGTAAAATAAGTTTACAGGCCGTGTAAAAGAGTTCCGGCGCTCGCATTCGGGAGGGGTGTGTGTCCGATGTGAGTTTGTTGACCGATGAAAAACTGGCTGTATTTGAGCTTGAACGGATTAACGCCCAGTTACCTCAACTGCCCATGGTTACCGAGCATGAGTTTTGTTCGGGAGTCTACGCCCGAACGCTTCATATACCAGCTGGCGCTTTGGTTACAGGTGCCATCCATAAAGACGAGTCATTCTTTGTACTAAGGGAAGGACGATTGCTGGTTTCTTCCGGTAGCCCAGCGACTGAAGTAAACGCCGGATTCATGGCAATCACACAACCAGGCGAAAAACGGGTTGTAATTGCTGTGTCAAATTGCGTGGTTACCACGTTTCATGCGAACCCCCAAGAACTTCGTGAGCCTGAAGAAATCTGGGAACACTACACGATTGAGCCGCCGGCCAACCTGCTTGAAATGCTTGAGAAACGCAAACTGGAGGCTTCGCTATGAGTTTTGGAATAACAGCTACTGGTTGGCTTGGAATCGCTGCAGTATCAACGGCTGCTGCAGCAATTGGTGGTGCATTTGCGGCGAACAATTCGGCAAACACGGCCAAAACTGCCGCGTCGAACACGCAAAACAATATTAGGGATAACGTCATGCCTGCTTATACAGCAGGCTACAACAGCAACAACACTGCCATAGCAAATGCACAGGCGGCGTCAAACTCACTGTATAAAGACGCCTTTGGCAGTGCGAAAACCAACTACGACAACGCTGTATCAGCGCAGGGGATCAACTTCAATAATGGAATGGGTGCACTTGGTACAAACTATGCAAATGCACAAACCGCTCAAAATGCCAATTATGGCAACGCACAAGCTGAACAGCGAGCTATTTTCTCCCCATACCTGAATGCCGGCGCCAACGCACTCAATTCCCAACAAGGTATGCTAGGGCTAAATGGCAATGGCTCTCAGCAGTCAGCACTTGATGCGTTGCAAAACTCTTCTTTGTTTAAAGGCCTAAATGCGCAAGGCCAAGATGCTTTGCTCCAAAATGCCGCCGCTACGGGGGGAGTTCGGGGAGGCAACACAGCTGGGGCTTTAGCTCAGTTTTCACCAGGGCTACTTAACAGTTTGTGGAACCAGCAGTTCAGCCAGTTGGGTAGTCTTTCTAGCTTAGGGCAAGGTGCAGCATCTAACATGGGCCAAAACATGGCCGGCATGGCCAACGCCAATGGTTCCACACTTGCAGGTTTGGCCAACTCATACGGTTCTGATATGTCTGGCATGTACAATGCTAACGGATCGACGCTGGCCAATTTAAGTGGCAACTACGGCTCTCTTTATGGAGGTCTAGTCAATGGACAGTCTGGAGCAAACGGCAATTTTCTGACAAACACCACGAATAACAACTCAAACTACGCAACACAAATGGGTGGGGCATACAATGACATTGGAAACGCTGGAGCGGCAGGAGATATAGCATCTGCCAACGCTTGGGCAAATTATGCAAATAGTCTTTTCGGCGGAGCAGCTAGCATACTTGGATACGCGGCAGGAGCTAAAAAATAATGCAGCAGTACAACTTTGCGACCACTGCCGTTGACCCATCAATTGCCACTACGTCGTTTCTCAATGCAATGAGGGCTGGCCAAGACATGCGCATGAACCAGCAAGCATATGATGCCAATACTCAAAATCAAGACATAGCAAAAAAGAACTACGATTACCAACTTGGAATCAGAGATCGATTAGCCCAGCTACAGCCAAAGATTGGGACCGATGCCAATGCAAGGCTTGAGTATTATTCTCTTATTGACCCTGAAAAAGCAAAGATAATTTCAGCCGAAGTAAATAAGCAACAGCAAGATCAGCGTGACGGTGGTGCGACGGTTGCATTACAGGCTGTTACCGCAATAAAAAGTGGAAACATCACAGCTGCGCAAAAGCTTTTAACAGACAGAGCAACTGGCTATGAGGCAGCCGGTAACACAGATGCTGCGACCAGACTTAGAGCACAAGCGGCAAACCTCCAAGACCCTGCTGTCGTTTCCATGCTTGAAACTGGTGCACTGTTTTCCTCGCCGGAGATCTTTCAAAATTACCTCAAGCAGAACTCTCAACCAAGCGAGAACAAGCTCCGTGAGGGACAAGCAGCCGAAGCCTCCGCCAAAGCTACAGAGTCGCCCAGCAATATTGCCAAGAACCAAGCTCAAGCGAATGAGGCTGCGGCTAATGCTCGCTTAAAAGACATCGAGGCCTTGTATAAGGGCACAGGAACGCTGACGCCAATTGAACGGGCTGGGGCAGAACAGGCGCTAAGGGATGAACTGTTGCAGAATCCTCAGTACAAGTCGTTTCAGATCGCCAAGGTTGCTGTTGACTCGATGAAGGTGGCTTCTGCCAACGGGGCGGGAGACCTAAACCTGATCTACAACCTGAACAAGATCCTCGACCCCAACTCGGTGGTCCGCGAGTCCGAGTTTGTTAATGCGGCTTCCACTGGAGGCTTGCCGGCCAACATCATGAGCTACGTGTCGAAGCTTAGCGGTAACGGGATGCTTCCAGACAATGTTCGCAAGCAGCTAATCAACGAAGCCGAACGGATGCTTATTGAGAAAGAGAACCAGATTGCGGGCGTTAAAAACGGAATCACGGGAATCGCCAAACGGCGAGGGCTTGCAACCGAGAACATATTTTATGACGACGCCGGTAATGGCACAGCACAACAAGTTTCGCAGAAAGCTCAAGGTGCTGTGGCAAACAACGGCCTGACTGTAATCGATCAATATGGTGCACAGCACATTTTTCCAGATGCCACCAGGGCTAAAACGTTCGCTCAGAAAATTGGAGTGCCTTACCCATGACGCCGGACGAGATCGCCAAGCTTGCTGCTGATATGGGTGGACAGACTGTTTCTTCACCCGTAGAAAACCCTCAAGTTAATTCAGCGACTAACAACGCTGCTTTGGCCGCGCAAATGGGTGGGCAGACTATCCCGGCACCTCAACAACAGCCTGGCTTTTTTGAGGGAACAACTCCGATGGGCACTATGGGCGCCATTACCCGTGGCGCAGCACCATATGCTGCGGCTGCAGGCACAGGGGCTGGTGCGGGGTTCCTCATGGGAGGGCCAGCCGGAGCCGCAGCCGGCGCGGTCCTCGCCCCTGGCCTACTGGGGCTCGCGGAACTCCTTGGGAACCCTCTTGTCGACGCCATCAACATCGCTTTCCCAGGCGCAAACATCTCGCACCCGACAGACGGCATCCAGTTCCTGCTTGACCAGGCGCACGTCGCAAAGGCCGAGAATGGGATGGAGCGCATTCTTCAGGCTGGCACTTCTGGGATTGCATCTGGTACTGAGTTGGTGAACCTTGGTCAAGCTGGGATGAAGTACGGAGCCCCACTGCTCAATAACATGGCCCGAGGCGTTGGCGACTGGGTGAGCGGCGTAGGAACCGCCCTAGCTAACCGTCCTGTCCTTCAAGCAGCTTCGACCGGGGCCGGAGGAGCTGCTGGTCAGGTCGCTGCCGAGAACGGTTTGCCTCCATGGCAACAAGCGTTGATCGGGCTTGGAGCCGGTGGGTTA